TCATCATTGGCATTATTTTATTGGAAGGATTCACAAATGCCTGATATGCAAACCGCGTTATCTAACGCACTCAAAACCACAATCAACGACTGGGAGAAAGACGATATGCAAACCACACAAACAAACACACAGGGTAAGAAGTTCTTTGGCGTCACCAACAACGTGACACGCGCAACCTTTGAATACGTGAAGAACAACCCTAACGAAACCTCGCCTGAGATATGCGCAGGCATGGAAAAACTCGGGTACAAACCAAGTTCAGTATCATCCCTTATCGCACAGTTCGCTGTGCAGGGTTTAGCTGAGAGAGACGACAGGGGTAGGTACATCACCATCGTGCCTGAGTATCGTCCACTTAAAGCCAAGAAGAAAACCCTGACCCTCGTATCTAAACCTGAAGAAATTAAACCCAAGCGCAAGTACGAGAAGAGGGCCGTGACAGGTATCGGTGCGTTGCTACGAGAGAAGCTAGAGAACACCCCTATGCCTAGCCAAGATGCGCTTGATGCGGCGGCTTACGCCATGGGCGGGTCTGTAAACAAACGCTTTACATCCCTTGTACGAACCAAGTCACCAGAGGACATCCTGAAGGACATGACGGTGTTCCAAGCGCGTGAGTTGTACGACTACTTAAAGAAGATGTTTGGGGGCTAAGATGAAACCCATAGAACTTGAAGTAGATGAGCACCCGCACTCGGGTGAGGTTAACGAACAAGGCGACTTTGTCTTCTACCTGTACGGGTCAAACGAGTGCGATCAAGAGTTTGAAAAAGCGATTGAGACTTTGATACATCTTTGGCCTTTGCAAACGGAAGTATCTATAAAAATCAACGTAAAACTTAAAGATGTTTACAACGACACGTACGAAATGTTCAACGCTGGAGGAAAGATTCAACAAGTAGATACGTTTCGTTTCGAAGCTCTGCGCAAAGATTGCCAATGGATAATTGACCAAATTAACGAACTGGAGATGAACACATGAGCGACACAATTTTTAACAAAGAGGACTTCAACAACATATTTGGCAAGCCCGAAATGTTCATAAGGCCAGACCCTCTTGTGCGTAACGCTGTGCTCGAAGAAGTGGCGTTGGAGTTTGATGCTATGCGCATTGCGTTTGGTGATACGGCCGATAGCTTTGCGCGCTATGTGCGGGAGATGAAATCATGAAAGATGGAGGCGCTTTTAGTGTGATGGGTAGCAACAATTTTGCAGTTAGCCCACAGCAAAATTTTACAAGGTGGATAAACAAGCGGGGGTTTATGTGTTGGAAATGTCAGAAAGACAAACCTCGTCAAGGCGGCTCGGAAAAAATGATGGGCAAAGGTATTGAAGGCATACGTAGATTCATCTGCAAAGATTGTGTTGAAGCTAAACAAAGGAGTATTGCGGCATGCCAAGACCCAAACCGCCTGAACCCATAACTTTTAGAAACATCCGTATGTCTGACAGGCAGTGGATCATATTCAACCAACTCGGCGGGGCTGAATGGTTGCGTGGGTTTCTTGAAAAGAAAGCACCGATGCCCAAGAAGTATTACGACGACGAACTGACGCGTATGCAGAACCCTGCTGACGCTGTATTTTTAAAACAAAGGAGAGAAGAAAATGATTGAGATGATTGAAGACAACGATGGCGAAGAACTTAGCTACGCCAATCTATACGAGGGTGCTACCCTAGATCAAGCGCGGGACATCTGGAGGGGTGTCATCGAAGGCGAGGGGGATGCGTGCCCTGTGTGTGACCGCTGGGGTAAGCTGTACAAACGCCCGCTAGGTGGAACCATGGTACGCCAGTTGCTCTGGCTGTGCCAACAGAACCCTCGGGAAGACGGCTGGATCGACGTACAGGAGACCGCACCGCCATGGATGCTACGCACCCCCCAGCTTGGGACTTTGCGTCACTGGGGCTTTGTTACAACCCCCCACAAACCCGGAGGCAAGACGGCCAGTGCTGGACTTTGGAAGCCAACAGACCTTGGGTTTATGTTTGCGTATGGACGTGTCACAGCGCCCAAGTACAAGTACGTCTACAACGACACAGTGTTTAACTCCGAAGGCCCCGAGGTATATCTCTCTGACTGCCTGACCGACAAGCACAAGCACGAAGACGTTTTAGGAGCAAGCCACTATGACTAAAGACATCGACGAAACACGCGCAATGCAACAGCGCCTGCAAACACTTATGGAGGAATCGGAAACAGTCATAGACAAGATTGAAGGCATGTTGGTTGGCATGGATACGTTTGTAGCCATGACCGCATTGACTGGGTATTTAGGCCGAGTCATATATCACGAGAAAATACCGCTTGCCGTGGCGGTAGCTCAAATTATGAGTGTCTACGAAGCATGCAAGGAGTTGGATAAAAATGGCCCAGACACCTGAGTGGAAAGTAAAGAGGGCAGTGCGTGTACTGCTAGATACCATGGGTGTATACCACTTCATGCCCCCTGCTAACGGCTTTGGCCGTGCGGGGATACCTGACATCATTGGCTGTATGGACGGACACTTCATCGCCATCGAATGCAAGGCAGGCAAGGGGCAGACTACGGCACTGCAAGACAGGGAACTCAATATGATTCTTAATGCAGGGGGCACAGTGTTCATTGCGCGTGAGCACAACATCCCTGACTTGGAACTACTACTGAAGGAGAAACAAAATGAGTTACGTTCACGGTGACTTCTCAATGACAGAGGAAGAACTCGAACGCAGAGTCGAGGCCATGTCGGAAGAGGAGCAACACCATTTCAGACTACTAATTCACAAACTTGTGATGTGTTATGGCGAAGGCAAAGCACAGGGCGTGTTCATCATAGGACGCGCGGAAGATCAAGTCGCAGGAGTCGTTACGCTGAACTGTAACGAGATGGAGGCGTCGCAACTTATGTTGGCGGCAAACGATTTTTTCGGCTTTCTCAACGTCCTCGGCGCACCACCCAAGGAGAATTTTAATTGAACGCGCCATACGACACGATCTTAACGATCGACTTCGAAACCTACTGGGACACCAAGGAAGGTTACACGCTGAGCAAGATGACAACAGAGGAGTACATACGCCATGATAAATTCAGAGCGTTCGGAGCTTGCGTCCATGTATACGGAAGCGATGAACCAACTAGATGGTTTGGAAATACAGAGTTACGTGAGTACCTTGATGGGGTCGACTGGGGGCGAACCGCAGTGCTTGCCCATAACGCACAGTTCGATGTATCCATTATGGAGTGGAGATACAACGCCCGACCATGTTTCATCTTCGATACCCTATCGATGGCACGAGCTTTACGTGGCGTGGAAGTTGGAAACTCACTTGCAAAGCTCGCCCGTGACTTTGGGCTTCCAGATAAAGGTACAGCGGTTCATTCAACTAACGGAGTTCACGAGTTGGACGCCGCGCTCGAAAGAGCACTCGCTGAGTACTGCAAACATGATGTGTTTCTGTGCGAGGAAATATTCAGACGGCTGGTGGATGCCTACCCATCGAAGGAGCTACGCCTCATCGACATGACACTCAAGATGTATACACGCCCAGTGTTGCAGCTTGACGCCCTCATGCTACATAACGCAATCGAAAAGGAGAGAGAAGATCGTGACGCACTACTACAAAGGCTTGGCGTGGAAGAAACTGCGCTGGCATCGAACCCAAAGTTTGCTGCACTACTTGAGAAACTCAATGTGGTTCCGCCAACCAAGACAAGTAAGACGACTGGGAAGCAAGCGTTTGCACTCGCTAAAAACGATGCCCTATTTCAAACGCTACTCAATGGTGAACGTGAAGACGTTGCCCTACTTTGTGAAGCGCGTCTTCGGGTTAAGTCAACCACAGAGCGCACTAGGGCTCAGCGATTCCTCGACATCAGCCAGCGCGGTGCGCTTCCTGTCCCCCTCTCGTACTACGGGGCGCAGACGGGTAGGTGGACGGCGGCCAAGGGCTCGGCCATCAACATGCAAAACCTCAAGCGAGGCTCATTCCTACGCAAAGCAATTATGGCTCCCGAAGGATACCAACTCGTTGTGGGGGATCTTTCGCAGATTGAACCGCGAGTACTCGCGTGGCTTTCGGATTACCAAGATATGCTCACAATCTTCAGGGCAGGCGGTGACCCTTATGCCGCGTTCGGTGCACAGATGTTTAACATACCCGGACTCAGTAAGGAATCGCATCCAGACCTACGGCAGTCTGCAAAAAGTGCGCTCCTTGGGTGTGGCTACGGACTTGGGTGGGCGGCGTTTGCGTCGCAACTTCTTGTCGGATTCCTTGGTGCACCGCCCGTTAGGTACGAGAAAGACTTTGCAAAGAAGCTAGGCGTGGATGGCAAGTACATCGACAAGTTTCTTGAGTGGGATGAAAACTACACAAAGATGATGGAGATACCCCACACCTGTACCGATCAGGAGCTACTCATTCACTGCGTAGCGGCCAAGAAGATCATCGACAAGTACAGGGCTACAGCGCATCCCGTTGTGAGCTTCTGGGACATGTGTTCTGGCCTCATTCAAACATCGCTTGCAGACGGCAAAGAGTTCGTGTATAAATGTATTACCTTCAAGAAGGGCGAGATAGTTCTGCCAAACGGCATGAGCTTGCTCTACCCAGACCTGCGCCAAGAGAAGGACGAGAAAGGTAGGAGCCAGTGGATATACGGGCCAGACGCTACCAAACTTTACGCAGGTAAGATCACAAACAATGTGGTGCAGGGCACTGCGCGTATTGTGATGACGGATGGGATGCTACGAACCGCAAAGAGATACTTTGTGGCGGGAACGGTGCATGACGAACAGATCGTTGTTGTGCCGGATGCAGAGGTTGAGGAAGCTAAGACTTGGGTCTTGGCTCAGATGGTCATGGAGCCGCCCTATATGAAGGGTATCCCATTGGACGCTGACGGTGGTGCGCATCGTCGATATGGGTTAGCAAAAAATTAAAAGGAGAAAGTATGAAGTTACCAACGCGTATGCGTGTGGGAAAGAAATGGTACAGCGTGGAGGTGGTGGAAGCCATGCTTCACCGCCGAGATATGGGGCGCACGTTCTACCCAGAGCAGTGCATCAGGCTTGGTAGGGTCAGCAACATTACGGGGCGTAAGTTCAGCAAGGATGAGTTGGCTGATACGTTCTGGCACGAGGTTGTCCACGCCATACTGGAAGACATGGGGCAGTACGATCTCAACAAGAATGAGGCGTTTGTCACCCAGTTTGCCAACCGATTAACAGTAGCAATCAAAACAGCGGAGTTTAAATGATTCATGAAATAACAACCGACGTAGATGGCAAGTTTGAGATTCTTTCGTGGATACCAGTAGCGGTAGAAGACTGGGGAAGCGAAGGATCTGTACCCATACACCGCTCTGACTGCCCTATCAAAGACGGCTATGTCTCTTGCGTATCCGGTAGCGGGAGCAGTATATGCGGTGGCTTTTACGGTCACGCTGGCGCTCACGTTGTTCGTTGCATTTACCCACAAGAATCATGACCAAGCCAATTACATGGAGCCACTCATCCCTCAAGGATTACGAAGGCTGTGCCCGTAGGTATCACGAAGTGAAGGTCTTGAAGAACTACAAGTTCCAAGAGACTGAAGCAACGCGCTACGGCACGGTACTACACGAAGCGGCTGAACTCTACATCAAAGAGGGTAAGCCCATACCGCCTGAGTTTGCGTTTATCAAGGACACACTCGATGCCCTGAACGTCAAGCCCGGAAGGAAGCTGTGCGAGCACAAGATGGGGCTGACTGTTGACTTACAGCCTTGTGAGTTTCTCGGCAAGGACGTATGGCTTCGCGGTATTGCTGACTTACTCATCATTGATGATGAGAATTTAACTGGCTGGGTTGTGGACTACAAGACGGGCAACAACAAGTACCCAGATCGGGAGCAACTTAAACTGATGGCGCTCATGGTATTTGCCCACTTCCCACACATCCGCAAGGTCAACGCAGCATTACTGTTCGTGGTCAAGGATGATATGGTGAGAGCGTCATATACGATTGACCAAGCCGATGCAGAGTGGTGGCAATATCGCCAACGCGTAGCAAGGATTGAGCAAGCGCATGCAACAGGCGTATGGAACCCAAGACCCTCACCGCTGTGTCCTTGGTGCCCCGTAACAACCTGTGAAAATCACCCAAAACATTAAGGAGAAAACTATGCACATTTACGACATCGACATCGTGTCAGACTCAGACGAAGGCCGCACAGTCAACGTGTGGACAGCCAAAGCCAACAACATGGCCGAGGCACTGCAAGACGTGATGAATAAGAACAAAGTAATGCTTGACAGCAAATCAGATGGAGCCGTCATGGTGACCATCACAAAACAGTTTTCGAAGCAAGCAGCCATGTCAAACTTTGAAGCGCAAAACAAAGTGCGTATCATGGTCGCTGAGACTGAGCAGTCCATCATGGATTTAATTAAACCCCCTGTTAGACATTAGGAGTAATCATGGCTACACGCAACTACCGCAGTGAGTACGACAACTACCAAGGCACACCCGAGCAGATCAAGAAACGCGCAGGCCGAGTCAAGGCTAGGCGGGTAATGGAGAAGACGGGTTCTGCCACCAAGGGTGACGGCAAAGATGTGGATCACATCAAGCCCATGCGCTCAGGCGGTACGTCAACGAAGGGCAACCTTCGAATGCGAAGTAAGTCAGCGAACAGATCAGATAATAAATAAACGGAGAAAGCATGGAAATCATCGAAGACAAAGCACTTGTCTTTCGCACCCGCAACCCAGAGAAGTATCAGGTAATCCCAAAGCACAAAATCATCGAGCGCATGGATGGTGGCTACGACGTGGCCGTGTATTGGGGTCTTGACGAGTGTCGGGTACTGCGCAATCTTGGTGTGAAAAACATTCAGTCGCCTATCACTAGGAGATATAACTGGCCGGGTAAATACACACCCATGGCTCACCAAAAAGACACATCATCTTTCTTAACGCTAAACCGCAAAGCCTTTGTGTTTAGCGAGCCGGGCACTGGCAAGACGCTCTCCGCTTTATGGGCGGCTGACTACCTGATGCAACGTGGTGAAGTCAGGCGTTGTTTGGTTTTGTGCCCCTTGTCAATCATGCAGTCCGCATGGCTTGGTGATTTGAACAACAGTATCATTCATCGCTCTGCCATCGTCGCGCACCATGCGCAGGCTAGTCGGCGTATCGAGATGGTTCAGCAAGATTACGAATTTGTAATTGCCAACTACGATGGGTTGAATCTGATCGCTGACGAAATCAATAACGATGGACGCTTTGATCTAGTAATTGTTGACGAGGCCAATGCCTACAAAACCATTACAACCAAGCGTTGGAAGACGCTGAAGTCCATCATCAAGCCTGACACATTCTTGTGGATGATGACGGGCACACCCGCATCGCAGTCGCCTGCTGATGCGTATGGCTTGGCCAAGTTGGTCAATCCCGAAGGTGTGCCTAAGTTCTTCACCGCATGGCGAGATCAGGTCATGCACAAGGTAACGCTGTTTAAGTGGGCGGCAAAAGCAAACGCACCAGAATTGGTACATGAAGCGCTACAGCCCGCAATACGCTTCACAAAAGAAGCGTGTTTAGATTTACCCCCTGTTATTACCATGACGCGGGAGATCACACTGACCCCACAGCAGTGCAAGTATTACAACCTTCTCAAAGACAAGATGATGGTATACGCGGCAGGTGAGACGATCAGTGCAGTCAACGCCGCCGCAGGGGTATCCAAGCTCTTGCAGATCAGTTGTGGTGCGGCCTACACCGATGACAAGGAAGTGGTGGAGTTCGACTCAGCGCCCCGCCTTGGTGTGCTAGAAGAAATCTTAGAGGAGACAACACGCAAGGTCATCATCTTTGCCTTGTTCCGAAGCATCATCGACACGATACACACGCACCTCTCAAACCGAGGCATAGCGAACGAGTGCATCCACGGCAGTGTGACACCGCCCAAACGCGCAGACATCATCAGGCGATTCCAAAACGAGCCTGAGCCCCGCGTGTTGGTGATGCAACCGCAAGCTACTGCACACGGGATTACCCTAACTGCTGCCGACACAGTAATTTTTTATGGGCCACTCATGAGCGTGGAGCAATACGTGCAGTGCATAGCACGAGCCGACCGCAAAGGTCAAAACTCCGATAAGGTTACTGTGATACACATTCAGGGTAGCCCGATTGAGAAGAAGATGTTTAAAGCATTACAAGACAAAGTAAGTGATAACTCTTTACTTACCGAGATGTTCGACACAGAAATAAATTCATGAAAGGGGGTTGTATTGAGTTAAAAATTATGTAAACTGTCAAACCTTAGACAAAACAAATACAGGAGAAAGCACAATGTCTGAACAAACCCAAGAGCCAATTCCATTGGACAGGCTCGCAAAAATCTATCGCAAAATCAAGGAGCGCATCGACCGCTTGACTCAAGAGTACGACACTGAAATGGAAACTCTTAAAAGTCAGCAAGATGAAATCCGCTTTGCGATGAAAGACCAAATGAAGGCCATGGGCGTCAAGTCCGTGCAGACTTCCTTTGGGACTGTGGCAATGGTGACCAAGACGCGTTACAACACGCAGGACTGGGACTCATTCAAGAAGTTTATTCTTGAGCATGAAGTCGTAGACTTGCTGGAGAAACGCATCGCGCAAACCAACATGGCACGGTACCTCGAAGAGAACCCGGGCTCTCTCCCGCCGGGCTTGAACTCTGTAACGGAGTTTGAGATTCGCGTAACTAAACCAACCAAGTAAATTTATCATGACAAATATCGCACTATTTAACCCTTCCAATGTTCCCTCATTCGTACGCAACCACGAGTTATCTGAGACAGCCAAAGCCCTGACGGGCGGTGGCGTAGGCAACAGCACACAGCGCATCTCCATCAAAGGTGGTGTGTTCCGTTTGCTGGCCGGTGGCAAGGAGATTGCCGCTATCGACGAACGCTTCTTGGATGTCGTCATCGTCAAGGCTGCCCCCAAGGTCAGCCGTATCTTCTACGCTAAGTCTTATGACGGTGATAACATCACTGGCCCTGACTGCTGGAGCAACGATGGTGATCGCCCAGACGCATCCGCTGAGAACAAGCAAGCGGCGTCTTGCATGTCATGCCCTCAGAATATCGCAGGTTCAGGTCAAGGCAACAGCCGCGCCTGCCGCTACCAACAACGCTTGGCTGTGGTGCTTGAGAACAACATTGAAGGTGCAGTATTGCAGTTGACTTTGCCAGCCACTTCGGTGTTTGGTAAGGAAGACGGAGATAAGCGCCCATTGCAAGCCTTTGCTCGCAACTTGGCCTTGCAGAACCCACCTATCAGCCCTGAGATGGTTGTGACTCGTATGAAGTTCGA